TGCTGTCATCAAAACTGCCCAAGGCCGCGCCCTTGTGCTTGAAACCTACAAACAGTAAATAAGGAGCCTCTAAAATGGCATTTACTGAGCGTCTTGCGACCCGCACCTATGTTTCGGGTTCCGCTATTACTCAATTCCGTTTCGTCACGCTGGCTTCGGATGGTCAGGTTGACCACACGGGTGACGGTGTTCGCGCTGATGGCGTGGCCCTGATGGCTGCTACTGGTGCTGGCGAGGCTATCACTGTGGCTTATGATGGTCGCGTGACCGTTGAAGCTGAAGGCACGATCAGCCGTGGTGCTGCTGTTGCTTCGGATGCTTCGGGCAAAGCTGTGGCTGCTGGTGCTGGCGACATCATCCTTGGCACGGCTCTGGAAGCTGCTGCTGACGGTCAGATCATCACGATTGACATTCGTCGTGATGGCACTGCGGTCCCGGCGTAATAGCCTCTAATCTAGTTCAATAAAGGAATATTAAAAATGGCTATGCTGACTCCTAGCGCCGTTCATATTGACGCCCCGCTTACCAACCTGACGATTGCCTATCTGCAAGACGCCAATGGCTTCATCGCTGATCGCGTTTTCCCGAAGGTTTCGGTTGCTAAGAAAACCGACAAATACTACATCTACAACCGCGCTGACTTCAACCGCGCTGGTCAGGTGCAGGCCCGCGCTCCGCGCACTCAGGCTCCGCGCGTTGGTATGACCCTCTCGACCGACACCTACTCGGCTGATGTGTTCTCGCTGGCTACCGACTTTGACTTCCAGACGCTTGCTAACGAAGATGCCGCTCTGGACATCCGCGCTGCTGGCGCTCAGATGCTGACCCACCAACTGCTGATCGACCGTGAAATCAAGTGGGCTTCGACCTACTTCGCAGCTTCGGTGTGGGGAACGGACTACGCTGGTGTTGCGGGTTCGCCCTCGACCAACCAAGTGCGTCAGTGGTCGGACTACACCAACTCGACCCCCATCGTTGACGTGACCAACCTGATGCGGGCTGTGCAACTGAAGTCGGGTGGTTTCAAGCCCAACGTCATGGTTGTCGGCAAAGAAGTTCGTGATATTCTGGTTAACCACCCGACGATCCTGGCCCGCCTGAATGGTGGCGCTACGGTCACGAACACCGCTCTGGTGACGGATGCCAAGCTGGCTGAAATCTTCGGTGTGGAAGAGTTCTTGGTCATGGAGACCGTGAAGAACACCGCTGGCGAAGGTCTGGCTGAATCGAACGCCTTCATCGGTGGTAAGTCGGCTGCTCTCTACTACCGTCCCCGCGCTGCTGGTCTGATGGTTCCCTCGGCTGGTTACACCTTCACTTGGGACGAACTGCAAAACGCTTCGGGCCACGGGATCACGATCAAGTCGTATGCTGGTGACTATCTGGCTATCGACGGCATCGCTGAAGTGCTGGAAGCCAACCTGGCTTACGACCACAAAGTTGTGTCGGCTGATCTGGGTGCGTTCATCGCCACGGTCGTTGCTTAATTAAAAGGAGGGGAGAGATGACCCGACAGTTTCTCCCCTACTTCAATCCTTCCCGTCCTGTGTTCGTCAAGATTAATGGACTACAAGCGGCGGGAAAGATTTGGAAGCAGGGTGAACGATTTAATTGGGAGTTCTACGGAACCCCACATGATATTATCCAACAGATGTTTTTCAGTGATCAACTCTACCACAACGAAGAGTTTGAGGAAGAAGTTGTTAAGCGTATTGCTGTTGGAGATGGCCTTGACGAACTTACCTTAGATCAACTTCACATTCTTGTGGAAAACATCAACGGCAAAGTTAAGGCTGCTGCTAAGAACAACAGAGAGTTTCTCCAGAAGAAGTGTGCAACCAGCAAGATTAAGGACAAGCAAATTGGCCTTATTCGTCGTTGGCGTAGTTCCTATGGTGATATTGAGAAATGATTGAGGGACGGCTATGGCGTGGTCATATGATGCTTCTGATCTGAATACTACGACTGCTTCTGGCCGTCTCAATACCGTAAGGTTGCTGATTGGTGATACGGATACCACCGACCAATTGATGCAGAATGAAGAGATTAACTTTGCTCTGTCTCAAGTCGGTAACAACGTCTACATGGCAGCAGCTTGGGCTTGTAGGACTGTTGCAGCTAAATTTAGCCGCCTTGTGGATACCCAACTGGATGGCGCTCTGAGTGCCAAATACAGCGACAAGGCCAAGCAGTATAACCTTCTGGCGGTTCAGATCGAAGCGCAAGGTAAGAAGGTGTCTGGCAAGGCTTTGGGCGTTTCTGCTGGTGGTATCTCTCTTGCTGATATGGGTGTTGCTGACGCTGATACTGATCGTGTGAAGCCCGCCTTCAACATTAATCAGTTCGACAATGTGGAGGCAGGGTCTGGTTATATCCCTGATGAACCCTATGGCGTTTGATCCGTTCACTTTACGTCAACTCATCAAAGAACACGGTATCTCTGCTACCCTTCGTAAGCGTTCTGAAAGCGCCTATGATAATAATACAGGGACTGTAACCGCAACTAATACTGACTACACTGTTAAGGCTTACTACTACGAGTTTACCCCTGATATGCTTGATGGGCAGTCTGTTGTTCGTGGTGACAAGCGTGTAGTGCTGGACATCTACTTGACCAACGGCAGTGCCACACCAAAACCTGATACCACAGACCAGATCATTGGTTACGGTAAGACATCCGATATTATCGACGTGTCTGAAATCAAATCCTCATCCAACGTGATGTGCTATCTGCTTCAAGTGAGGAACTGATTATGGTTCAAAGGTCATTCACATCCCTTCTTAAAAAGGTTGAGACAGACCTTGATCTTATCAGAACTGAATTTCTCAAGAGTGTTGCTGAAGACTTAGTTAACATATCCCCTGTAGATACAGGTAACTATGTAAGCAATCACTCAATTACCACATCCACTGGTTCTGGTGGTAAGACTAATTCTCATGGCAAACCTAAAGATGATGGAACAGCCAAAGAGAAAGCACTAACCAAACTGAATGAACAAATTGATAGTCTTCCACCTGATGCAACTAAAGTCTTTATTGCAAATAGAAGCCCTTATGCCAACAAAGTTGAGTATCTTGGGTGGCAGGGTAAGACAAGATCAACTTCTGCATACTACGTTTTTACTTCTGTAAGAAATAGGGCCAGTGTTCACTTACAAGACGCAATCAATAAAGTAAGAGGCTCTAGATGAGTATTATCAACGATATTAGAGCCTGTCTTGATACACATTTGTCAACTATGCCGAATGTGCCTGCGATTGCTAGACAGAATGTTGCTTTTACCCCCACTAATGGAACGCCGTATATTAAAGCAGACTTAGTTCCAACCTCTAGACGCCCCGCTGTTCGTGGTATTAATCCACAACAACGCTATGATGGTGTCTACAGTCTATTGGTCTGCACCCCAGAAAACTTAGGCCCCGGTGCTGGTTACGATCTGGCTGACGCTTTGTTGGATCACTTCAACTCAGCTACAGATATTACCTACACTAACCCTACAGACACGATTCTGCTGGAATCTGGTGATACCTTGTTGTTAGAATCTGGCGACAGTTTACTTCTAGGGTCGCCCACCATCGTTTCTATTGATTACTCCGAAGTCAGGACAAGTTTCCTAGACTCACCTTACTATTGCACCCCTGTGACTGTCGCTTGGTATATCTACCACTGATAAAGGAAACTTAAAATGCCGTTAGCCCAAGGTAGCCGTTCTGGCCTCTCCTATGTTGCTGAAGTGACCTATGGCACTACGCCTGGAACCCCTTCGCTTATCCAACTGCCTTACACCACCAACTCGTTGAACTTGGCTAAAGAGCGTGTTCAAGGCAATGACCTTCAGCCTGACCGTATGCCCCGTGTTGACCGTCATGGCAACCGTTCTGTGGCTGGTGACATCGCTGTTGACCTGCGTAAAGCAGACTATGACCCCTTCCTTGAATCGGCCTTTATGTCGTCGTTCTCCACGAACACTCTGAAGGTTGGTTCCACGATTAAATCCTTCTCTATTGAAGATGCCGCTACGGACATTACGCAATTCCGCCTGTTCACTGGTTGTGTTGTATCTCAAGCTGCCTTCTCCATCAAGCCGAACCAGATGGTTACGACCACGTTCAGCATGATTGGTAAGAACATGTCGATCTCTGGTTCTTCGGTGGATGCAGTCAAAACTGCTTCGTCTGGCAACCAGCCTTTTGACGCCTATTCTGGCGCTCTGTCAATTGGTGATGCTGGTGGCGCTCTGTCTTCGTCTGCTATCGTTACGGGCATTGACTTCAGCGTTAACAATGCTATGGCTTCGCGTTTTGTGGTTGGCTCTTCGACTACCGCTGAACTGGAATATGGCATGGCTACGGTTGAAGGCACGATCACTGCCTACTTTGAAGATGCAGCCCTGATCAATCGTTTCATCAATGAAACCGAAACCGCCCTGCAAGTCTCGGTGGATGATCCTACGGGTTCCTCGGACTACACCTTCCTCTTCCCCCGTGTGAAGATCAACGGTGCTGATGTTCCTGTGGATGGCCCGACTTCTCGTATCATCACCCTTCCTTTTGTGGCCCTCTATGACACCACTGAAGGCACCAACATTAAACTGACCCGCTCGGTTTAATCTAATCCCGCAAGGGTAGGGTGGTTCGACTTGTCGGGGGTTGACCACCCGCTTTAATTTTACCCCGACACACTTTTAACACAATAAGGACCAACCCGACATGGACCTGTCTAACCTAATTCCTTCGGAAGACACTATTACCATCACCATTAAGCACCCCATCAGTGATGAGCCTTTGCTCAAAGATGACGGTAAAGAGATGACCATCACGGTTTATGCTCCACACTCAATCCAATATAAAGCAGTTA